ATGAAGATATTAGTTACAGGTGGTGCTGGGTATATCGGCAGCCATACGTGTGTTGAATTGTTGAATGAAGGATACGAAGTCGTTATTGTAGATAATCTATATAATTCGAATCAAAAAGCTGTGGATCGAATTGAACAGATCACACAGAAAAAAGTGACGTTCTATCAGAATGATATATTGGATCGAGAAGCTTTGGATCAAATCTTTACCAAAGAAAACGTAGATGCGGTCATTCATTTTGCAGGTTTAAAAGCGGTAGGAGAATCCGTAAGAAAGCCAATTGAATATTATACAAACAATATTCAGGGAACGCTGATTTTGACAGATGTTATGCGTAAACACAATGTTAAGAATATCATTTTCTCATCCAGCGCAACAGTGTATGGAAATCCAGCTATGATTCCAATTACAGAAGAATGTCCAAAAGGGGTCTGTACGAATCCTTATGGTTGGACAAAATGGATGTTGGAACAGATCTTAACAGATATTCATACAGCGGATCCAGAATGGAATGTAATGTTGTTACGTTATTTTAATCCAATTGGAGCTCATGAAAGTGGCTTGATTGGTGAGGATCCTAAAGGAATTCCAAATAACTTATTACCATATGTAGCTCAAGTTGCGATCGGAAAACTTGAATGTGTTGGTGTCTTTGGAGATGATTATGATACACCAGATGGAACCGGTGTTCGTGATTATATTCATGTTGTTGACTTGGCAAAAGGCCATGTCAAAGCTTTAAATAAGATAAAAGAAAAAGCCGGTGTAAAGGTTTATAATCTAGGTACTGGAAATGGCTACAGCGTTTTAGATGTCATTCATGCCTTTGAAAAAGCCTGTGGACATGAGATTCCATATCAAATCAAACCACGTCGTGAAGGCGATATTGCGACATGTTATTCTAAATGTGACCTTGCCAAAGAAGAACTTGGCTGGCAGGCACAATATAATTTGGATGATATGTGTGCTTCAAGCTGGAAGTGGCAGACCATGAATCCAAATGGGTATAACTAGTTTACTGCTTTTTTACCTTATAAAAATATCTAAATTGCCGTCTTTATGGACTACGATATGATCAATTATCGTTCTCCAAAAGATGGCTTTTTGTTCTCTTGAAAAACTTTTATATAACGTTAAAGCATTACTGTCTATGAGGTACTGATAGTGCTCTTTTTTCTGCATGACATCCTCATTTTTGTTTATTTCTAATTGGATCAATTCATTTTCCATGTCTTTGTATCGGGCTCTGAATTCATTTTCATCCATGAAGCCATCAACATACAGATATTTGATTCGTTTCATTTTTGCTTTTAAATTATTGATTCTGCTAGTGTTATCAGATTTTTTAGATTGTTTTCTTTCAGCTTTTTCTAATTCAAGTATTTTATCATTTAACAATCCCTCGAATTCATTTAGCAGTGTGGCTTCTATCTTTCTCTCTGATTTAGCAAAATGCTGTACTGTCTTACCTGTTTTTCGGCTCGAACAGATATAATAATTTGAATTAGGCTTGTTTTTTCTGTGAGATGATGCCATTCTGCGTCCACACATTTCACATCGTAAAAGACCAGAAAATAGATATGTGACATCATTCCTTGAGTGTTTTATATATTTATTTTTGCTTATATTATTTGCTTCAAAAAAGGTAGCCTCATCTATGATCTTAGGAAAGTAGTTGGATATTCCTCGAAATTCACCGATATATCGTCTATTTTTAATCGTCCATTTTACTTTTGTATCGGATACATATGTATCATATTTTGCAGAAATAATTCGTGCAGTAAGACCCCAATTTCCGGTATCGATGTATGTTTTAAAAATGTCTTTGACCATTTCTGCTTTTGACTCATCGATAACTGGCTTTTTATTCTTAATTTTGTAACCAACAGGCAATCGACCAGTTAATACCTCACCTTTGGCAAGTTTAGCAGCCATAACGTCTAAAATGCGCTCAGAATCTTTCTCAATTTCTCTCTGAGATAAGGAAACTCGTAAATTAAACATAAATCGGCCATCAGCTGTAGATGTATTGATATCATCTTCAAATATTGAAACAATAGATACGTTCTTCTGATCTAAAGTTTCAACAATTTTATTGGCGTCTAGTATGTTCCTAGAGAAGCGATCAAGACGTGTGAATAATATATATTCATCTCTTCTAACTTCTTCGATCATTCGTTGAAATTCTTTTCTTTTCTTTATCGAGCTCGCACTATATCCATTATCGATATATGTGCCAAGAACATTGTAATCGTGTTCAGCACAGTATCTTCTACATGCTTCTAACTGTACTGGGATAGAGATATCCTTTTTCTTTTGTTCAGCTGTTGACACTCTTGCGTAAATTCTTACATTCTGCATAGTACCCATCCTTTCTTTTATTGCTAAAATTTGATAAAATGGGTACATAAAAAGTTATATGACTAGTGCTCATACTTTTTATGTACAAGGTGTATTGCCAGTACACCTCTTTAACTATCTCCAGCATTGCCAGTGCTGGAGGATTTTTTTATATATTTAGAATTTGCTTTTTCTTAGCATCGAATTCGTCTTGAGTTAATATGCCCATATCTAATAATTCTTTTAATTTTTTTAATTGCTCGTATGGATCTTCTTTTACCTGTTCTGTTTTTGGGTGAGCATATTGTTTTTTTTCTTCTTTTCTTTTTAGTAAATCGTAAATTCTATATGTCTCATTATAAATATTTTGAGCTTGAGTACGGTCTACACCTATATTAAATCTTTCTTTGAAAGTATCAATTTCGACAATTCCTAATAATGCACCTTTTTGCAACGTGATATCATTTACATTATTCCAATTAATAGATTTCACAGTTTCACCAATAACTTTTTGCTGAGCTAATAAAATACGTTTATCTGTTATCGCACATGCAAAATTACCTTCATGCTTTGTTGCTGATTTATAGTTGTTTAGTCCGATAAATACAAACGCTACTTTTTCATTAGGCATCAAGTTATTAATGATTAATGTAAAATGTTTGATGCCCCATTTTCGATTCAATCCTTTACCGGTACCATGATCGATACAATAATCATATAATTTAGTAGCCATTGCATTTTCATCATCATGATTTTCATCATAAGATATATCGTTTTTAGACAATAAGGTACTTACTTCTTTTATTGCTTTATAAATTTCTTGTTCATCATCTTTTCTAAAAGCAATTACAATATTTTTTCTTTTATGCACAAAAGTAATAACACCATTTGTTGTTTTTGTTGGCTTATAAGAAATTGTAATATTTGTTATATCGTCATAAAAGTATTCTTTTTTTCCAACATTGATTCTATTATCCATGAATGAAAAATCAGGTTTAAGTGCAGGACCTTTAAATTCATAATACATAATATTTCCTCCCTAAATTATACCTATTCAAAATTTTTGATTGATTTTTTTAATTTTCCAACACAACGAAAATGATTATTTAATGGATCTATAGGAATTGGATCATATTTGCTGTTCATTGGTTTTAATATAATCATTCCGTTCGATTCAGTATATTTTTTACACGTTGCTTCGTTTTCATCAATGCAAAACGCTCCAATCATACCAGAATAAACTTGCGATGTCTTTTCAAATACAAGTAAATCTCCGTCATCTATTCCTGCATCTATCATTGAATCACCCTTTGCTAATTGACAATAATAATTGTCTGGGCTTTCTAATCCCTTTGAAGGAACTGGTATATATTCAATAATATTATCTTCAATAAATCCTCCATCACCGCAACAGATAGGCGGATACAACGGAATTCTAATAAAATCTATGTTTGATGATTTGTACATATTCTCATCTTCTACCGTTCCTACTATAACGGATGGAGATAAGTTTAGTATCTTAGCCAAAGATGCAATTCTACTTCTTTTCATGTCACCAATGTCACCACTTTCCCATCTAGATACGGTGGCTTCAGAAACATTACACGCTTTAGCAATATCAGCCAAAGTTAAGTTCAAATCTTTTCTTCTACTTTTTATAATATCTTTTATCTCCATAAGTTCACCTCCAATCAATTTTATTATATATCTATATTGCATAAACGCAAGATAAAAAGCAAAAAAATAACATTTTTTGCATTTACGCATTGACTTGCGTAAACGCAAGTGTTATTGTTTATACGTAAACGTAAGGAGGTGTTAAGATGAACGCATTGCTCTTAGAATTGAAAACGAAAGAACAAGGAAAAACTAATGAGTATATGGCAAAATTAATTGGTGTTGATCCAGCAACATATTATCGAAAAAGAGCCGGTATATCGGAATTTACAAGAAGAGAAATGCAATTAATAAGAGGCGATTTAGATTTAACATCTAGAGAATTTGATGAAATTTTTTTTGCCGACATACTTACGTAAATGCAAGAAAGAGGTGTAGATATGGAAATATTTATTGTTTGTTTATCGGCTAATATATTGGGCATGATTTTGGGCCATATCATATATCAAATATATGATGAGAATAAAAGAAATGATGCTTAAAACAATCAAAAATACCTCTTAATCTAAGAACATTCTATCACAGAAAGGGGATGAGAATATGACAAAAAAAGAAAGAGAACAGATCCATGATAGGCTGACATATCAGATGATGGAAAATGTAAATCGTCATGCAGCTGTTCAAGAGATGATACAAGAAGAGGACAAAGAAGGTAGCGACATGGTAAAGCTAACAGTTGCTTTCTGCGCCGGATGTTTTGTAACAGTCGGTGCATCGATGTTGCTCACGATGTTTTAGAAAGGAGAAAATCATGGTATATGGGACTCTAAAGGATATTCGCTTAAAAGAAGCCATTGAGAAAGCATTGAATCTAGATTCAAAAATCATTTTTACAGTGCAAATAAAAAAAGCGCCTTCCGCCGACCAAAGCAAGAGCGCTTAATAGTGGATATGTAATTTATCCACTCCTATTTTAACACAATACGTTCCTGGCTTACAAGCAGGGCATCGGAATTCCCCTTAATTCTGAATCAGTCTTTTAAGCTAATACCAATCGATAATGTGCCAATTCGAACGGTGATCATATTGTAAATTCTAACATGTGTCCGGTGTCTTGCTTGTAGGTCAGGAGCTAAGAAAAGGAGTTTAAATGATGAAAGAAATAACATTAACAGAAGATAAGCTGACAAAATCAGTAGCAGAAGCTGTATCAAATATTTTAAAGGAAGCTCCAAAAGACGAAGAGTGCTTTGGAGATTTCGTAATAGTACATACGATCCTTGGAAGCATGATCGCAGCTGAATTGCATAAGATTTTGTTCGGGGGGGGGCGAATCCTCAGACCAGTGAGGATCTAAAAGCATGAAGAAAGTACTTATATCCCTTTCACAGCCTCCGGTTCCGGTCGTAATGGATGCAGATGATCCAATGGATGTTTTGATCCAATGCCCATACTGCGGAACACTGACCACAGTAGGTAACACACGAATGATCAGTGGTTTTGTTGGATGCGATCACTGCTACTTTGTTCCGGGAGGTCTTCTCGAGACAACATTGTTCGTTCGAGAACATGAGTATGAAAACTACCGAGAAGGTAGGTTTTATAAAGATGGATTTTTTACAAATAAAAGAAAGGCAGAAATAAGAAATGACAGTAAAGATTAATCAGTTAGAGCTTGAGAATGTCAAGCGTATCAAAGCCGTTAAGGTCGAACCAACACAGAATGGATTGACGATCATAGGTGGTCGCAATGGTCAGGGAAAAACATCCGTACTGGATGCCATTGCCTGGGCACTCGGAGGGGATACGTTCAAACCCTCTCGACCACAGAACGATAAGTCAGTGATTCCACCTCATTTAAAGGTAGAACTAAGCAACGGGATCGTTGTCGAAAGAAAAGGCAAGAACAGTGCCCTTAAAGTTACTGATACCACGGGAAAGAAAGCCGGCCAGGCATTGCTTGACAGTTTCATTGAAAAGTTAGCCTTGAATGTTCCAAAGTTCATGGCTAGCAGCGACAAGGAGAAGGCAAACATTCTTCTGCAGATCATTGGAGTAGGTCCGCAGCTGATGGAACTGGAACGTCAGGAAAAAGAAGCCTATCAAGATCGTCTGATGGCTGGACGTATTGCGGACCAGAAAAAGAAGTTTGCAAAGGAACAGATTCACTATGACGGTGTACCGGATCAGCTGGTATCACCACAGGAACTGATCAATCAGCAGCAGGCTATTTTAGCTCAAAATGGCGAGAATGCTCGTAAACGTGAGAATGTATCTAACTTTGAATACTTGGTCAAAATATTAACAGATGAAGTTGCCAGCTTACAAAAACGTCTAAATGACAAGCAAAAAGAGTTAGAGAAAGCGACAAATGACTTAGCAATCGCTAAGACCAATGCGATGGATCTTGTTGACCAGTCCACGGAAGAACTGGAAAACAACCTGCGAGAAATCGAAGAAGTGAACCGCAAGGTACGTGCCAATCTTGACAAACAGAAAGCGGAAGAAGATGCTCATCAGGCTGAGCTTGAATGGGAGAACAAGGATTCCGTCTTGAAGAATGTAAGACAGGACAAGATGGATCTGTTAAAAGGTGCAAACCTACCGTTAGAAGGATTGTCAATCGAAGACAGTGCTTTGGTTTACAAAGGGCAGAAATGGGACAACATGTCTTCTGCAGAACAGTTAATCGTAGCTACTTCGATCGTTCGAAAACTGAATCCACAGTGTGGCATGGTCCTAGTTGACAAGCTGGAACAGATGGATACAGAAACGCTTAAGGAATTTGGTCAGTGGGCCGAGAAAGAAGGTCTGCAGATTATCGGTACAAGGGTATCTACCGGATCTGAATGTTCGATCATCATTGAGGATGGATATGTAAAAGATGCCAGTGTGAAAACAGCTGCATTCGATGCATCGACCGATGCTTCAGAGCCGTTGCTTCAATCGGCCACACCGACATGGAAGGCAGGTAGTTTCTAATGGGAAAATATGATATTACAAGCGGAAAAATTCCACATGCGAGAAAAGTATTGGTATATGGTCCTGAAGGTGTAGGAAAATCTACATTTGCTTCCAAATTTCCGGATCCGCTGTTTATTGATACAGAAGGTTCTACTCGTAATCTTAATGTCAGACGTATGCCTAATCCTACGAGCTGGCTAATGTTGCTAGATGAAGTTGCGACAGTGGCTCAGGAGAAATCATGCAAAACTCTTATAATCGACACTCTTGATTGGGCTGAACGCATGTGCTCATGGGATTTATGCCAGTCTAAAGGATGGCAAGGAATCGAAGATGCAGGATATGGAAAAGGATATACATATTTGGCAGAACGCTTTGGGCAACTATTAAATCGGCTGGAGGATGTTATACAGGTTGGTATCAACGTTGTAGTAACAGCTCATGCAAAAATAACTAAGTTTGAACAACCTGATGAGATGGGAACTTATGATCGTTGGGAACTGAAATTAGAAAAGAAAACAGCGCCTATGGCCAAGGAATGGGCCGACATGATCCTGTTCGCAAACTATCAAACCATAGTTATCAAAAACAAGGACGGCAAATCAAAAGGTCAGGGCGGGCAAAAACGTGTGATGTATACCACGCATACTGCTACCTGGGATGCCAAAAACAGAGACAATCTTCCAGACAAACTGGATTTCGATTTCAATCAGATTGCTCACTTATTTTCGGATTCAGTTATTTCCAAAAGGGAAACAACTCAACCTGTAGAAAAAGATCCTTTACCTTATGAAGAAACAAAACCTATTGATATCCGGGATGGTATGGACCAGGAACCACCACAAATCGTGGATCCGGAAGATCTGCCTAAGGAAATCTATCAAGGCCCGGAATATCAGGGAATTCCACAAGCTCTTATCGATTTGATGCGACCAAAAATGGTCAAAGAAGACATGGTACGAAAAGCTGTCGCTGCACGTGGATATTTTCCTGAAGACATGCCAGTCAAAGATTACCCAATCGATTTTATTAATGGCGTTTTGATTGGGGCCTGGGATCAGGTATATCAGATGATCAAAGATCAACAGCCATTGCCATTTTAAATAGGAGGAAAAGAATATGGATTATCAAAATCAATACGGATATGGTCAGCAGGCACCACAACAGCCTGTAAACAATCAGGGAACAGCCCTTGGATGGGACGATGAAGTTGAAGAAAAAACGTACACACTGCTGCCGGAAGGAGAATATCCTTTCAGAGTAGAAGGCTTTGACAGAGAACAGTGTAACGGTACGGAAAAGATGCCTCCCTGTAACGCAGCCAATGTGCATATCGTGATCAACTACAACGGAGAAGAAGTACGTATCGATAAGAAATTATTCTTATTGTCAACGAATGGCCAGTTGTTTGCATTCTTTAAAGCAATTGGAGCTCAAACATTACCGGACGGTCGAATCAAGATGGACTGGACAAAGGTTCCTGGTGCAGAGGGCCGTGTGGTAATCAATAGACGTAAATACAACGGGAATGAATACAACAACATCAAATCATTTGTTGATCCAGCTAAAGTTCAACCACAGAATGGCTGGCAAGGTGGTCGATTCTAAGTGGAATTAAGACCTTATCAACAGGAAGCCAAACAAGCTATTTTCAGGGAATGGGACCAGGGGCATAGCAGAACGCTCTTGGTCCTTCCCACAGGCTGTGGCAAAACGATCGTGTTTGCCAAAGTCGCTGAAGAATGTGTTCGAAATGGTGACCGTGTACTGATCATGGCTCATCGTGGAGAATTATTAGATCAGGCCAGTGACAAGATAGCCAAGACAACCGGACTTGGGACTGCTGTAGAAAAGGCAGAGCAGACATGCCTTGGTTCGTGGTTTCGAATCGTTGTTGGTTCCGTTCAATCATTACAGAATGAAAACAGACTGAAGAAGTTTGACCCTGATTATTTCGACACGATTATCGTTGATGAAGCACATCATGTGTTATCGAATAGCTATCAGAAGGTCATGGAGCACTTCTCCAGGGCAAAAGTTCTTGGGGTAACTGCTACACCGGACCGAGGGGATATGCGCAACCTTGGTAATTTCTTCGAGTCATTAGCGTATGAGTACACACTGCCAAAAGCAATAAAAGAGGGATATCTTAGCCCAATCAAAGCAATGACCATACCTCTAAAGATTGATTTTTCCAATGTTGCCGTACAAGCAGGAGACTTCAAAGTCAGTGATATCGATACAGCTTTGGATCCGTATCTTTATTCAATCGCACAGGAAATGAAAAAGTATTGTATGGATAGAAAAACAGTTGTATTTCTTCCTCTAGTAAAAACAAGTCAAAAGTTTAGAGATATTCTCAATTCGGAAGGATTCCACGCCGCCGAGTGTAATGGATCCACGCAAGCCCGTACAGAAATTTTGGAAGATTTTGACAAGGGAAAATACAACGTTCTATGTAACTCTATGTTGCTTACAGAAGGATGGGATTGTCCATCTGTGGATTGTGTGATCGTACTGAGACCGACCAAAGTAAGATCCTTATACTGCCAGATGGTAGGACGTGGAACAAGGCTTTGTGAGGGAAAAGAGAATCTTCTTCTATTGGATTTCTTATGGCATACAGAAAAACATGAGCTGTGTCATCCTGCATCACTAATTGCGGATAGTGAAGAAGTGGCACAGAAAATGACAGAAAATTTAGAAAAACAAGCTGGTATTGATCCAATGGCTATTGATCTTGAAGAAGCAGAACAGACAGCCAGGGAAGATGTGCAACGAGAACGAGAAGAAAAATTAGCTGAACAATTGGCTGCTATGAAAAAGCGCAAACGTAAGCTGGTTGATCCACTGCAGTTCGAAATGTCTATTCAGGCGGAAGATTTATCAAGCTATGTCCCTGCCTTTGGATGGGAAATGGCTCCTGCATCCGACAAGCAGACCAAAGCCTTAGAAAAATATGGAATTTTTCCAGATGATATCGACAATGCCGGGAAAGCGAATTTATTGCTCGATCGACTGAATAAACGCAGGGAAGAAGGATTGAGCACACCTAAACAGATCCGATTCCTTGAAAGTCGAGGATTTAAGCATGTGGGGACATGGCCGTTTGATGCAGCGCGAAATATGATCGACCGCATCGCAGCATGTGGGTGGAGAATTCCACAAGGTGTGAAGCCGGCCGAATTTAAACCGGAGGCTGTCTAAATGTGGATTATTAGTAACATGGAAGATTGCATCATTAATACGGATCATATAGCTGATATCTATTGCATTGGCACAGATGTCGTGGCTCTCATTGCTAATGCTGCATCAAAGTCAACAGTGGTTCTAGGAAGATACAACGGGAGCGACCAGTCTAGATGCGCTTTGAATTATCTTTTCAGGAACCTTGGAAATGTAACAAAAACGTTACAAATGCCATCGACCGAGGAAATGAGAGCTCTGGTTAGCAATGGTAATAAAAAATGGCATCATGCCACAGGGAAGAAAACCAAGGGACATGGAGGAAGTTGAACATGAAAAATAAATTGATCGATTTAAATAATCATCTATTTGAACAGATGGAACGTCTGAACGATGATGATCTGACAGATGAGCAGCTAAAGAAAGAAGTAAGTCGTGCAAGAGCTATGGAGGGGCTGGCAACCAATATCATTGACAATGCCAAGCTGGCGCTGGAATCACAGAAGTTTATCCAGGAATATGGGTATGAGGCGCCTAAACCACAGCTCCCGGAGATGCTGGAACAGAGACATGAAAAAGTTGTTAAGTGATGAACAGGATGCCTATTTAAGAAAAATAGCTCCTGGAAGATCTACGAAAGAATGTGTAGATGCCCTCAATGAGAGATTCAATGCTCATTTTACGAGAGTCCAAATTCAGAACTACAAGAACAATCATCGAATCTTGTCAGGCAAAAATTGCTGGGAATTCGTGAATCATAAAAAGCATAGGAAATATCCGGAAGAAATTAGAAATTTCATATTTGAAAACTATAAAGGGACCGGTCACAAGAAGATGTCAGAACTTATCAAAGAAAAATTTGATTATGATATGACACCGAAGCAGGTAGACAGTTTCTACGGAAATAATCATTTAAACAGCGGTATCACAGGATGGTTTAAAAAAGGGATCGTACCAAAAAACAAAGGAAAAAGATTAGTAGACTACATGAGCCCGGAAATGATCGAAAGATCCAAGCCAACTCGATTTAAACCGGGGCAGATGCCTCATAACACAGTTCCTGTTGGGACGGTCAAGGAATTAAAAGATGGTTATCTATGGGTGAAGATAAACAATCAATTAAAACCAAAGAGCAAACGAGTTAACTGGAAACCTCTGCATCATATCATGTATGAATTTTATAACGGTCCTGTTCCTGAAGGTCATGATGTCATGTTCCTGGATGGAAATGTCAAAAATTTCAGTAAGGATAATCTTGAAGTTATTACAAAAGCGGAAAGGTTATATCTGAATCGACATAATTTTATATCATCGGATCCAACTATAACGAGAAGTGGATTAGTTCTTGCAAGAATGATGAATAAAACATATAAAAGGAAGAATCAAAATGGAAAGTAATATTAAAGAACTACTTAAGTATATTGATCCTTCAACATTGAACTATCAGGAATGGGTCAATGTTGGAATGGCGTTGAAACATGAAGGATTCAGTGCCTGGGATTGGGAAGAGTGGAGTCAGAAAGACTCTGCTCGATACCATCCTGGCGAGTGTGGATCTAAATGGGAATCATTCAAGGAAGAATCAGGAAATATTGTTACTGGTGGAACAATTTATCAGATGGCTTATGATCGAGGATATGTTCCGCCAATAAGACAAGAAACAATAGCTCTTGGTTGGGATGACGAAATTTCTGACGATTATGTGGTAGTAGATTCAAACAATGTAGAGGTATTACCTATCGAGCAACCAGATGGACGAAAGTGGAAACCAGTAAACGAGTTAATAAAGTATCTGGAAACGTTGTTTAACGATGAGGACATTGTAGGTTTTGTTACAAAATCTTGGGTAAATGAAGATGGAAAACATGTACCTACACAAGGTTCTTACAAAAAGACAGCTGGTCAACTTATCTCTGAGCTAAGAGGTTGTAAAGGTGATCTTGGGGTTGTCATGGGAGACTATGATCAAGAAGCAGGAGCATGGATTCGATTTAACCCTCTAGATGGAAATGGTTGCAAGAACTCAAATGTTACAGAGTTCAGATATGCACTTGTCGAATGTGACGATATGGATCTTGCCAAGCAGAATGCTTTGATCAGAGAACTAGAGTTGCCAGTAGCTTGTCTTGTATACAGCGGTGGAAAGAGCATTCATGCCATCGTAAAAGTAGATGCAGCAGACAACAAGGAATATCGCAAACGAGTAGATTACCTGTATAAAATTTGTAAAAAGAATGGACTCATTATAGATGAGCAGAACAAGAACCCAAGTAGACTATCACGTATGCCTGGGATCAAGCGAGGAGATAACAAGCAGTTTTTAATAGATACAAATATCGGTAAATCTTCATGGAATGAATGGGAAGAATGGATTGAATCGGTTAATGACGATCTTCCAGATCCTGAGAACCTGGCCGACGTTTGGAACGAGATGCCAAGTCTTTCTCCAGAACTAATTAAAGGAGTTTTACGCTGCGGACATAAAATGTTGATATCTGGCCCATCTAAAGCAGGTAAGTCCTTTGCATTGATAGAATTAACGATTGCTTTAGCAGAAGGTTCGAAATGGCTAGAATGGGATTGTAAACAAGGACGTGTAATGTATGTCAACCTAGAACTTGACAGAGCCTCATGCTTGCACCGATTTGATGATGTGTACAAAGCTATGCATCTTCAACCTAATCATATTAATAACATTGATATCTGGAACCTACGTGGTAAATCGGTACCAATGGATCAACTGGCACCTAAACTCATTAGACGTGCAGCAAAAAAGAACTATATAGCAATCATTATCGACCCAATTTACAAAGTCATTACTGGAGATGAGAACAGCGCTGATCAGATGGCCAAGTTTTGTAATCAGTTTGACAAGGTATGTACTGAACTTGGGTGTGCAGTAATTTACTGTCACCATCATTCAAAGGGAGCGCAGGGAGGCAAACGATCGATGGACCGAGCCAGTGGTTCTGGAGTATTCGCTCGAGACCCGGATGCACTTCTGGACCTTATCGAATTGGAAGTATCAGATGCAATAAAAGAGCAGGAAGAAAACAAAGCGGTATGTAAGTTCTGCATGGAATGGATACGCAGATACAACCTACAGAATCAGATACCAATTGATGATCAGTTCAGTCAGGTGAAGATGCTGGAGTGGTGCAGAGACCTTTTAAAACCGCAGTACAAGCAGATTACGGAGGAACTGAAGGACGTAAGGGCAAAGACAAAGGCTCGTACAGCATGGCGCATTGAAGGCACCCTGCGTGAGTTCAAACGCTTCGAACCGGTCAATCTTTGGTTCGACTATCCGGTGCATCACTGGGATCATACAGGGGTGCTGAAAGACATCAATCCGGAAGAGGCAAAACCTTTGTGGAAGAAAGCTTCAGACTCTGCCAAGAAGAAAGCACAGAAGTCAAGAAACGATAAAAAGATCGCTATCGATAACTTTATAGATCTGGAAAATTACGGAGATCCGGTCATGATAAAGGACCTCATGGCCAAGTTTGACAAGCCGGACAGCACGATCCGAAGCTGGGTCAAACAGGCAGGATATTCGGTCAAAAATGGGTACGTCATTCGACCTGGAGACTAATCCACCACGACACGAAATCCTTGGATCTCGTGTGAGCAAAAATCCGCGAAATCCTTGGATCTCGTATCTTCGTGTGTCGTGCCACCACGACACGAAATCCATGGTTTTCGTGCCACCACGAAATCCTTTATATAAATATAAACTTCGTGTTCGTGTGTGTCGTGATGTGTATACGAAGTCCGCTTAGCGTTGCGGACATTCTTATACACACATACACGACTATCGCGCGAGATGAAAGAGGGGTAAAAAATGAGCAAAAAAATTTGTAGAAAATGTAGTCAAGAGTTTGACTCTGAAAATTACAAAAAAATAAATGAATATGGTATCCGCTATGGTGTCCGAATTTTGGCAAAAGAGTCAGACCTTATGAATCAGGATATTTGCCCAGATTGTTTTTTTAGAATGATCAAGCAAACTTTCGATAGTGCTTTCGAGGATGATGGAGAACACTATGATGCTTGAGTTTTTCATGCCGATGATACCTCCAACTTCTACTGCACAGATGCATAAGGTTGGAGTTAGAAATGGAAAGCCATATTTCTATGATCCGCCAGAGGTGAATCGAACCAAGGTAAAGCTGACAGATGGCCTGATACCGTATATACCGGATGAACCGATGGCAGGACCAATCAAGCTGGAGGTAAGCTGGCAGTTCCTGGAAGATAAGAAGCATCCGGCCGGGACCTACAGAACGAGCAAGCCTGACACAGACAATCTGCAGAAATTATTAAAAGACAGCATGACCGCCTTGAGGTTCTGGAAAGATGATGCCCTGGTGGTGGATGAGCATGTAGAGAAGGTCTACTCAAAGGTGCCTGGCATCCTAATCAGGGTGGAAGAGCTCAGATAAACTCGGATAAATTCGAAAGGAGCGTAAAAATGATTAAAAAATTTTTTCCTCTGATTATCGTGCTTCTGGCATTCTGGCTGATGGAAATAATCAGTTTTCCATTGCTGGAAGATTCCGGCCCAATGCCAGGCCAGGAGGGATATCATGAAATTTCTTGAAGTGTTTGTTATTGCTTTAGAAATTTTATTAATTGCAGCATTAATAGGAATTTTGATACAAGTTTTGGCTGATGTAGTTTACTGGCCAATTTTATGGATATTTGAATTATCTAAGTATGTTTTATGATTTTTAAATAAATATGAATCCAAAAAAGAAAGAAGGTCGATATAATGCCAAAGATTATCGAATTTCTAATGCTAGACCCAAAAGACCCAACAATCATCGTTGGAGAAACAACTAGTAAGGATATCCGTAATGAACTGAATATTAGTGGTAATCAATTTCAGTATTGGCTTTCTAAGAACGAAACTTACAAAGGATGCATTATTGTAGAAAAAAATATTAATGATATTTCAGATGATGAAAAACAATTTGATCAACTAATTTGTATTAATTCTAGAGGGTGGAAATATTATGCAACACCTGAGTGTAAGATTTATGTTTTACATAAAGGAAGTAAGAGAAAATACCTATCACTATATAAGAAAACAAATCGTGATAATTTGTATTTTGTTAAGATCAATGGAAAAGAAGAATCAGCAATACGTATATTTGCTAAAGCATTTCTTGGATTAAAACCAAATCAAGTTTGCTATTTACAAGGAAAATTATCACTAGAAAACATTAAAATTTATAGCAAACAACATTTAGCTAGAAAAACAGGAAAGATGGCAAAATCAATTCCTGTAGGATTATTCATAAATAAAAAGAAAGTTAATGAATGGACAAGCGCTATGGATGCTGCAAAAGATTTGTATATAAGTAATCAGACTGTATGCGACTACTGCAATCAAAAAACAAAAAAGCCTTTATATGATTTAAGATGGCTTGCTTAATAAAATTTTTAAAAAAATAGAATGAAAAATCTTAAAAAGTTTTTGTAGTAAAAAAAGTAAACTTTTATTCGATAAATACTGGTTATTTTTGAAGTTAGAAACAGTGAAGATAATATGTAGTAATCTACACATAGAAAGGAGGAGCCATGATTGACAAATTAGTTGATAGAGGATTCGATAAAGTGTGTGATAATCAGGTCCTTTTGATATACGAAAAGGGGATGGACAAAATCACCATCAACAAGATAGCCAAGACGATAAAAGCAGAAAACACATTCAATGGAAGAGGGCTTGAGTTATCGTTTATAGAATTAAAGATCATTTATGAGATGATCAGTGAAATGGAGGATTAGGAAGAAAAAAGAAAACAAGGAACTAAATGACATGATTGCTCGTCAGATCCAGAAGAGTTACACGGCTGACGAGCAGAAAAGAAAAGTTCATAAGTTAGGCACGATTTGTGTGCAGAATGGAATTGATGAAAACGATCTTTTTAAATTGATCAGAGATAGAAAGTCGGTCGAAGACTATGAATGGACATCCTAGGAGGTTAGAGTAAATGGACAGAAAAGACTATATCCGAGCAAAAACAGATATCCTTTGGAGCAAGCTGTATAATTATCGAAGATTCAATACTGAATATTTATTTCTTCAAGATGAGCTTGCCAAACTGGATGAGAAGGTAAAGGATCTTCAAAAGCCAAAAGGAATATCATTAAGTGATGATCGTGTACAGAATCCAAAAAGCCAGGACACGATATTGTTGGAAATATTCACAAAACAAAAGCAAGTGGAAAAAGAAATGCTGCTTGCGTTTGGTAAAATGAGTGAAATACGAACGATCATCAACCTTATAGAAGATGATGACATCAAGGGTATAGCAATTAAGAAGTTCATCAATGATGTATCCTGGGATGAATTAGCACATGAGTATTGCTGCGATCGAGGCACTTTGGTCTATAAGATAAAAAAGGAACTTTCGAAATTTCTTCATTTTTCACAATGTGAAAAGGATTAGTGTGTTATTATGATATCGTCGAAAAGATCAGGACAAGAGAGTCTTGGTCTTTTTTTTGCAATGTTGGGAGAATTGGTGAATCCGATAGTTTGCTAAACTATTGTGCTGTCAGGCACTGAAGGTTCGAGTCCTTCACATTGCGCCAGATGCTGTGTTGGACAGTAGGGAGTCAAGTGGTCTTGAAAACCATCGTCCTTTGCGGGATTGTAGGTTCGAGTCCTACACACAGCGCCAAATGGCAGATTGGTGTAACGGTAACATAACAGTCTCTTCAGCTGTAGAAGATGGTTCGACTCCATCGTCTGCAACCAAAAAGAAAGGTGGATATTCATGGATTATAGCAGTAGCCGATGGCGCAAGAAGCGATTGCATATTCTCAAGAAAGATAAGTATATCTGTCAAGTCATGAAGTGGTATGGCTTGAGGGAAGAAGCAACGATCGTGCATCATATTTATCCAGCTGATGAGTATCCAGAATATAGATATTGTGATTGGAACTTGATATCAGTATCAGCCAATGGGCATAACAAACTAGAGAACAGAACAACAGGAGAGTTGACTGATCTTGGTAGAAGACTGATGGAGCGAACTGTTCCAGGTGTTGATTGGCGAAGCAACAAGAAGAGGTACTCAATATGAATGATGATTATGGAATCAAAGTGAAGGATGCTTATGTAATAGGTAATGTTTTAATATCTATCGATAAGACTTTAAAATATTATTTAGCATTGAAGGCTGGTCTAATCACAAAAAAAGAAATTGCAGAATATTTAAATATTGATTTGGATGAGCTGGAAAAAGGGAAATATTTTCTATAATCCCCCCTTATTTAATAGTACAATATGTGAACGTATATCTGGGGGAGTGGAGATTTTTCCAACTCTGGTTGATTTTTGGAGTTCAAGAGAGGCAAGGAGGTGAGGTTCGAAAAATGGCCAACAGAAAAGTGTATGATAAAAAATATCAAATTGTTAAGAAAACCAAAGAAAACATGCAGAATCTGGGCACTTTCAAAAAAGAGTTCGAACCTACGATCCGAAGATATGCGGATGTAAGAATGCAATATGATTCTTTAAATAGATCAATCGCAAAATCTCTAAAAAACTCTGAAGACATTCCGCCTTCATATTTCAAATCAATTGACAATTTACAGAAACAATTGCTCGTCTTAGAAGATACATTGGGATTGACACCGAAAGGACTCAAAACATTGCAAAGGCATGGCTTAGAAACGAAGAAAGTATCCATGTTAGAAAAGGCTCTAAGTGGCGGAATTTAGTGGCAAGTATGCATCGGATGTCCGATGGTATTGCGAGCAAAGGCTTTCTGGAAAGGTCAAATGTAATGAGTACCAGTTAAAAGGGATTGAAAGATTTTACCGAGATCTTGAAAATGACAAATATGAATTCGATTCAAAGGATGCGGATTTCGTAATCGGTATTATTGAAAAAACGATTTGTCACATGCAAGGTGAAACACAAGAAGGAGAACCTTTACGAGGGACTCCTTTTCTTTTGATGCCTTTTCACAAATTCATTGTGTATAACATTTTGGGATTTTATCACAAAGGAACTTCGATCAAGAAGTTTCATGAAGCTTTGATCTTCATTCCAAGAAAAAATGTTAAAACAAGTTTCTCCGCATCCTTGGCTTATGCGCTTGGATTGCTTTATAGAAAGAGTGGTTCAAAAGTTTATGTTGTTGCTGCTGCATTGAATCAAACTTTGGAAACATTCAATTTCTTGAAGTACAACATCAAACACATGGGAGAGGATGATAATGACGGTGGTCATTTTCATATCATCGACAATAATAACGAACATTCCATCAAGGCGGAGATTGCCGATGGAATGTTTGAGTTGAAGGCTTTGGCCGCCAATCCAGATGCGCAGGATTCTTTCAACTGTAACGTAGCAATTGCGGATGAGATCCATGCTTTTAAAAAGCCGAAACAATATAACCTTTTCAAAGAAGCGATGAAAGCTTATACCAATAAGCTCATGATCGGTATCTCTACTGCCGGTGATGATCCAAACAGTTTCTTAGCGCAAAAGGTCAAATATTGCAAACGTGTATTGGATGGTGAAATCGAAGATGAACAATACTTCATCTTTATAGCGGAAGCCGATATGTCAACCAATGATAAAGGTGGTAAGTATTTAGATTATTTGAATCCAGATGTGCAGGCAATGGCCAATCCAGGAATTGGTCAAAGCGTACGTGCTGCGGACCTGATGAACGATGCGATCCAGGCGCAGAATGATCCACAACAGAGAAAGGACTATTTTGCAAAATCGTTGAATGTATTCACAAATCAGATCGATACATATTTCGACATGCCTTTGGTTGTAGCATCGGATATGAAGTACGATTGGACGATCGAAGAACTGGCCAAGTTACCAATCAAATGGTATGGCGGTGCGGACTTATCCAAACTCCATGACTTGACCGGTGTGTGTATCTATGGCCGATACAAAAATGTCGATATCTGTATCAGCCATGCGTTTATTCCAAAATCCGTTGCCAACTTAAAAGCAGATGAGGATAACATTCCAGTATTTTGGTGGGAAGAAGAAGGATGGTTGACGATCTGCAATAGCAACGTGATCGAATATGAAGAAGTTGTGAATTGGTTTATCAAAGTTCGAAAAGCCGGATTCAAGATTCGATGGGTCGGATATGACAGGCGATATTCAAGAGAATTCATATTGAAAATGAAACGTGCTGGATTCAAGATCCGAGATCAAAAGCAGTTATATGTTGAAAAGACGGAAGCCTTTCGAGAAATCGAAAAGAAATTCAATATGCAGGAATTCTATTACTTGCATAACAAAGCTTATGAATATTGTGTCGGGAATGTCAAAGTTGTTGAAGACAGTGACGATTTTGTAAGATTTCAAAAAGTCATGCCGAACCAACGTATCGACTTGTTCGATTGCAGCGTGATCGGATGTAAACAAATGTTGATTGCGAATGAGAAGTCGACATCCGCATCGATGTTTATTGATTAGTAGGAGGTGATATCTTGTCAAAGAAAAAGAATATTAAAAGAAAACAAACAAGATCTACTTCAAAACAAGATAGATCTTCCTTTGGATTATGTGTGAGTGACTGGGATTCCATCATTACCGATGGATATATTCCTTTATCCCAGAATCCAGAAATTATAAGTGCAGTCAATAAGATTGCCAATTTGGTAGGAACCATGACCATTTATTTGATGGAAAACCGAAAGAATGGGGACTATCGAATTAAGAATGCTCTATCTAAAATGGTGGATGTAACTCCAAATCCTTATATGACACGATCAACATTTATTGCAGGAATCGTGCGTTGCCTACTTTTGGAAGGCGATGGAAATGCAGTGATTTTTCCAAGCACGAAAAGTGGATTGTTGGAAGGTTTGTATCTGTTGTCACCTGGAACTGTCTCATTTATTCAAGATGGTTTTGCATACAAGATGGGATACAATGGAAAATACTATTCGAATGATGAATTGATCCATGTGGTGATGAATCCAGATCCATATTATCCTTGGAAAGGGACTGGATATCGGAAGTCTTTGAAGTCGGTTGCAAATACATTGAACCAAGCTTCATCGACAAAAAAAGAATTCATGGAAAGCAAATGGAAACCTTCAATCATTGTCAAAGTAGACAGTATGACCGATGAATTTTCTTCAAAAGAAGGAAGATCCAAGTTGCTTGAAAAATATGTTTTATCAAATGAAGCCGGAGAACCTTGGTTGATACCAGCCGATGGCTTCGATGTAGTACAAGTTAAACCATTATCACTGAATGATCTAGCGATCAGTTCCAGTGTTGAAATGGATAAAAAGACGGTGGCCTCTTTATTAGATGTGCCGCCTTTTGTTTTGGGTGTTGGGAATTTCAATCGTGATGAATGGAACAATTTTATCAACACTCGAATCAATGTGATATGCACTGCAATCCAGCAGGCATTCACACGATCATTGTTGATCAATCCAGATTGGTATTTCAAATTCAATCGCAGATCGTTGATGTCTTATGACTTACAAACACTGTCGACGGTGGCATGTGATTTGATGGCAAGAGGCATCATTTCTAGAAACGAAGCTAGAGATTCTATGGACTATTCACCGAGGGAAGGCCTAGATGAACTGGTAATGCTTGAGAATTACATACCAGCAGGAATGATCGCAGATCAAAAGAAATTGAATCAAGGAGGTGAGAACAAATGAGAAAAGAAAGACAGATAAGAAGTATCCATTCAAAATTCGAAACCCGTGAAAATGAGGGAAAGAAATTCATTAGTGGGTATTTCGCTGTATTTAATTCAAATTACGAATTATGGGACAAAGCTTCTGAAAGTGTTGATCCACATGCTTTTGATGAAACATTGGGAAATGATGTTCGTGCATTGATTGATCATCAGACACATCTGGTTTTAGGTCGAAACAAAGCTGGAACATTGACATTACGCATTGATTCCAGAGGGCTTTGGGGAGATATCGAAATCAATGAGTCAGATCAAGATGCCATGAATTTATATGCACGTGTTCAAAGAGGGGATGTTGACCAATGTTCTTTTGGCTTTGATATCCAGGAAGAGAAATTTGAAGAAAGAGAAGATGGTTCCGTTCACTGGACGATTCTAAAAGTAGATCTCTATGAAGTATCTGTTTGTACTTTTCCTGCATATGAAGAAACATCGGTTTCTGCACGAAAAGCCGACTTGAAATCAATTGAAAAAAGAAAGGTCGATCAATTCAAATCCGATCTTTTAAAACGTTTGAAAGGAGACAAATAAGTATGTCATTAAGAGTTTTGATGGCTCGAAAAAAAAGAGATAACGCTAAAAAGCAATTGGAAGCTTTAAGAGCAAAAGATGCTGATTTCGAAAAAAGAGAAGCTGAATTAGCTGAAGCTGTTGAAGAGTTGAACGAAAATTCAACAGAAGAAGAAAAGACTGCAGTTCAAGAAGAAGTTGATAAATTTGAACAGGAAAAAGCTGATCATGAACAATCTAAACAAGATCTAGAAAAAGATATTGAAGAAGTAGAAAAAGAAATCGAAGAAGTTGAAAGTAAAAATCCGGGAGAACCAAAGGCTCCGGAAGTTCCAAACGATGGTGAAGGTCAAGCAAGATCAAAAGGAGGATTTAAACCAATGAACAAAAGAAGCAAATACTTTGGAAATACGATTCAGGAACGTGATGCATTCTTTGCACGTGAAGATGTAAAACAATTCTTAGGAAATGTTCGTACTGCAATCAAAGAAAAACGCGCAATCGATAATGCAGGTCTTTTGATTCCTGAAGTTATGTTGCCAATCATTAAACAGATTGCAGAAGAAAATTCTAAATTATTGAAACATGTAACAGTTCGTAATATTTCTGGTACAGGACGTCAGAATATCATGAATGATATGCCAGAAGGTATCTGGACTGAAATGTGCGCTTCATTGAATGAATTATCTTTAGGATTTAATGATGTCGAAGTGGATGGTTATAAAGTTGGTGGTTACTTCGCAGTATGTAATGCAACTTTAGAAGATAGCGATGAAAACTTAGCTGCTGACATTGTGGAAGCATTAGGTAAAGCGATTGGTAAAGCAAAGGATAAAGCAATCCTTTATGGATTCGGTACTAAGATGCCTTTAGGTATTGTCACTCGTTTGATGCAAGAATCTAAACCAAGTGATTATTCAAACACTGCACGTGTTTGGAAAGATCTACATACATCAAATGTATTTACTGGTACAAACTTAAAAGGTGTTGCATTATTCCAAGATATCGTTGATAAATCATCTTGCACATACAACGATTATTCAAATAGTGAATTGACTTGGGTGATGAATAAAAAGACTAAGAATAAATTGATGATCGAAGCAATGGGTACAAACATGAACGCTGCAATCGTAAGTGGTATGAATAATACGATGCCAGTTGTTGGTGGAGCAATCGAAACATTGAATTTCATTCCTGATAACACGATCATCTTTGGACAATTTGATTGCTACTTATTTGCAAATCGTGCTGGACAGAAAATTGAACAATCTAAAGAATGCCGATTCTTAGATGATCAAACAGTATTCAAAGGTACTGAACGTTGCGATGGTACACCAGTCATTGCAGAAGCCTTTGGTATCATGACTATTGATGATACTGCTCCTGTTAAGACAATCGCATTCACAGCAGATACAGCTAATGATGCAACTTTGGAAAACTTGACATTAGGTTCTGAAACATTATCATTCAGTCCAGATACTTACGCATATTCAGTAACAGCTACAGGTGCGGATGCTCAAGTAGATGCAGTAGCAGCACAAGATGGCGCACGTATCACTGTGGAATATGACGGAAAGAAAATCAACAATGGTTCAAAGATCAAATTTGAAACAACAGAAAAAACATTGAAGATCAATGTTAAACATGGCATGGGAAATACAACTTATACCGTAAAAGTTAAGAAAGCTGCTGAATAATCATGCTATTAGATAAAGAAGATAAGCTAGATCTTTTAAAGCGTAATCTTCAAACGAATACAACTGCCAACGATGAATATCTAAAAGCTTTGCTTGATCAATCTGTTGCCTTGATGAAACGTAGAGGAATTGTAGAAGAGGACTCGATGGATTATCATATGGCACAGGTTGATTATGCTGCGTTTCTGTTTAGAAAGCGCGCCAATCTAGAAGCACCATTCCCTGAACATTTGAAGCAGGAATTGAGAGATATTTTATTCTCTCAAAAAATGAAATGACATTTGATGACGGTATCGTCAAGATCTATCGAAAAGTGAATGAAGCTGGCAAGGGAGAACTTCCTAAGCCAGCTCTTTCTTTTAAATCTTGGCATTATTTTTCTTATGGCATTTTGGGATATGGTCGATTTTATGAAGCAAAAAAATTAGATGAACAGTTGGAAGATGTAATCAATATCGAAAGGAACCGCCAAATTCATATTGGAGATATTGTAGTTCTGGAAGATGGAACACAATGCAGTATCAATACCATCAAACATTTAAACGATGAAGATGGGATTGGTTATACAGAATTGGCATTGGGACATATCAATGAACAGTTTGATTTCAAAGATTAAGAAGATCCATACCGCTTTAAATTCAATTCAATTTGATCATATCTATCATTACGATGCATCGACTTCTTCCAGTAATCGGTATATTGTGTGGCAAGAAGAGGCACAGGCAGATTCAAATTATTTGAACAATAATTTGGAAGAACAGACAGTACAGGGGTCCATCGATTTTTACACAAAAACAGAATTTGATGATTTGGCGGATGAAATTCAAAAAACACTGGTTGCACATAGCATCGCTTTTTCATTATTTTCAATTCAGTATGAAAAAGAAACAGGATACATTCATTACACATGGAACTGGGAGGTTTCGTGATGGCTAAAATTGAAATGGGTAAAGGCTTTGATGCCTATCTTTCAGCGTTAGAAAAATGGGAAAAGAAAGACAATGTACCTGTTATGAAGATGGCACTCTATGATGGTGCAAGTGTGGTACTGGATGCGTTGCATCAGGAGATATCAACGTGGTCTGGAACCGATCCGATGAATGGACCGACTTCCATTGATAAAGAGGACCTTTTAAAAGGTTTGGGTATTTCTCCTATGGATTATAATGGAAATGATGTAGATGTGAAAATAGGATTTGCCGGATATGGACATAAAACTGCTAAATATAATGAAAAAGGAGTTCCGATTCCGATGATTGCAAGGTCGATCATTGCTGGTACTTCCTTTCGTAATAAGTATGATTTTGTCGGTAAAGTTGTTAGAAAAACTAGAAATCAATCCATTGAAAAAATGGATGAAACTTTAAATAAAGAAATAGAAAAGAGGTTAAGCAATGGCTAAAAAAGGTTTATCAAGATTGTTCTTTGCAAAATACACCTATGCAGCAGAATCTGGTGTTAAATATACCGATGGATGCGAAACAGAGAAACTAGCATCGTATTCCGTTGAAACAGAGTCGAGTGATGATAGCGATCTTTATTTGAACAATGGTGTTGCTGAAACAGAAAAAGGACGATTCACAACAGGAACTTTGACACATTCAACTGGTGATTTAACCAATGAAACTTCAAAATTGATTTTAGGTTTGAAAACAACAACTGTAACTATCGAAGGAATTGATGGTTCTGGTGTTGAAGAAATGATCTATGATGATGATGTCAAACCGATTGATTGTGGTGTTGGTTTTGTTGAATTACATCAAACAAATGGAAAAGATTTTTATCGTGCAATCGTGTTGGCACGTGTTGCATATAACATCCCAAATACTTCAGCAAATACAAGAGGTGAATCTGTTGAATGGCAAACGCAGGAAGCAACCGCTCGTATTTTACGTTCTGAACAAAAAGATAGCACATATAATCATCCTTGGAAGTATAGTGCAGATCTAGATTCAGAAGACAATGCAGTGAAATATATCAAACATAAATTGAATATTACTGATTCTGGGGAATAGAGGAAATTGAATGTTAACAAAAGTGATTTATATCGATATTGATAGAAAAAGTTATCCAATGACTTTTTCCCTTGCTTGTTTAAAACACATGGATTCAATTCAGATGATCGCATCAAAAGTGCAGAAGAATCAAAGTATATCGGATTCTGCAGAGGTCATTGCACGTATGCTTTCAGCTATGATCACAAGTGGTTGTTATTATTGCAATGAAATGCATCTTACAAATTATAAAAACTCACCGGCTGAAAATGGAAAGATCAAACCATTGTCTGAAGAAAAGATTCTGCATTTTATTCCTGCCGATGAACAAAGCTTGAAGTATGTTGTTCAGAAGATCCAATTATGTGTAAATGTATCAAACGCTAAGAGCATCAATGCAGTGAATTCTGTCAATTCAAAAAAAAAGAAGAAAAAGCGTTAAGAGGAGATAGTAATCTCTACCTTTATGCACGTGCAATAGGGTTGGGGATGAAGCCTGCTCTAGTGATCCATATGCCGATGGGAGAACTATCTGAAATTGTGGATTGCAATCTTATTTTAAATGGATATTGTGATGAATATCTAGCATCAGATGATGCATATGTAAACGTAGATCTAGAGTAGGAGGTGTATATCGAAGCCATATGATATTGGTCCGAAAATATCGATTAAAGGTGAAAAAGAATTTAATCAGTCGATCCAACAGATTAATCAATCTTTAAAAGAGTATGGTTCTGAATTAAAAGCAATTTCTACTCAATTTGATGAGAATGGAAACAGTCAGGATGCATTGATTCAAAAGAATCAAAATTTGCAAAGGCAATATGACCTTCAACAACAGAAAATCAAGTTATTGAACGATCAACTTGAAAAGCAGACCGCTTATTTGAATGAGCAAAGGCAAGAAATCGAACGATTGACTGCTGAATATGGAGAGAACTCGAAAGAGGTTCAGAAAGCAAGAAATGCGTATGCTTCGACTGAATCCAGTATTTCAAAATTAAAAACATCCATCAATGAAACAACATCGTATTCGAATAAATTATCGAATGATATTAATAAGAATAATAAGATGTTGGATGAGATGGCATCTGGGTCAAGAGATGCTGCAACTGGTTTAGAAAAAGTCGGAGACTCTGCCAATGATGCATCCAATGATTTAGATGATATGATTTCATCAGCTGATGAACTCAATGAAAATTTTAAAAAGGCATTTAGTGCTGAAGCAATTGCGGATTTTGCTTCAGGGGTTACAGATAGTTTAAAAGGAGTAGTGGAAGAATCCAAAGAATATCTAAAAATCATGGGTTCTCTAGAAACTTCTTCTAAGAATTTAAATTACACAAACAAAGAAACTACAGAAACATACAATCTACTGTATGGAGTGCTGGGAGGTACACAGACTGCTGCTACTACTACTGCGAATCTTCAAGCGCTAGGTTTGGAACAACAGGACTTGATCAATATCACCAAAGGTGCAATTGGCGCCTGGGCAACCTATGGGGATTCCATTCCGATTGACAGTTTGGCAGAATCTATCAATGAAACGATTCGTGTTGGGCAAGTCACTGGTACATTTGCCGATATGCTAAATTGGGCAGGAACGAGTGAAGATGCGTTCAATGAAAAACTAGCAAATTGTTCAAGTGAATCGGAACGTGCAAATTTGGTTCTTCAAGAAATGGCCAATCAAGGATTGATTGGTGCTGCGGATGCCTGGAATGCCAATAATAAGAATTTGGTTGATGCCAATTTAGCACAGGAAAATTACAATAAAACGATGGCTGAATTGTCGGAAACAATCATGCCTTTGTTTACAACGGTCATGCAAATTGTGACGGAAATCGTTAAATTGTTCACACAATTACCGGAACCTATTCAATTAGGTGTTGTAGCAATTCTAGGCATTATCTCATTATTGTCTGGACTTGCTCCAATCATAACCGCTATCGGAATGGCAAGTGGAGGCGCTGCAGTTGGGACTGGTGCATTATCTGCTACATTATTACCAATTGCAGGAGTTGTATTAGGAATTATTGCAGCAATCACAGCATTGATTCTAGTGATTCAGAACTGGGGAGCGATAACGGATTGGATTGGTCAAAAGTGGGATGAATTAAAGCAGTGGGCATCCAATCTTTGGGAGAGCATTAAGGCATCCTGGAATGAAGGCATAGAAAATGTCAAAAATAAATTGGATAGTTGGGCACAAGGAGTTGCTGATACATTTTCCAATGCATTAAATTCAATTAGTCAATGGATATCTGGTACGATATCTTCAGTCATTGAATGGGCATCAAATTTAGTTAGCAAAGGAAAAGAAGCAATCGATAACTTTTGCTCAACAATTGGAAACGCTGTATCATCGTTGCCAGGCAAATTCCTTCAATGGGGACGAGATATGATCAACAATTTCATTCAAGGTGTAAAAGAAAAATTGAGTGGATTATTTGGAATCTTTGGAAATATCACTGGATGGATTCGAAAAAATCTGCACTTTTCCGTACCAGATGAAGGACCTTTAGCAGATGCCGATACTTGGATGCCTGACTTCATGGATTTGATGGCAAAAGGAATTCATGACAATCGAACAAAAGTTCAAAAGGAAGTCATGGATTTGGCAGATATGATGAAGTTAGAACCATCATATAATTCAAGTAGTCGAACAGTCACAAATCCTACGATCGTTGTAAATTCAACAACAACACTGGATGGACGTGTTATTTCAAAAAATACAGAAAAACATATTGGAAACCGACAGGATAATCTGTCATATATGAAGGGGTGATCAAATGAAAGATGATATTTTCTTAGATTATAGATCATGTATCAAGATGGGGCTTCTACCAGTGAAGCCTCCTATCATCCCTAGTCCAAAAAAAAGATACAACGAAGTATCGATCCCTGGACGGGATGGAATCTTTTATGAAGATCTGGAAACATATGATGATATTGTTTTACCAGTTGAGTTCAATTTTCGTGCAAGAGGTGAAACAGTCGATCAGATGTTTCGATACTTTAGAAAGACATTGGCAAATGCCAAAGAACTGATGCGAAGCAGTGATCCGGATATGTATTACAAGATCAAGAAAATTGAAATTGGTGATCTTGATCGTGGTACATCAAAAACGATTGGTACTTTTCAATGTGATTTTACGTTAGATCCTTATGCATATCTTCGTGTTGGAAAGGAAAAATTAAGCATATCAAAGGCTTCGATAAATCGATATGATCTTAGCAAGCCGATGTATGTCATTACCGGGGAAGGGAACTGTGAGATCAGTGTGAATGGAGTTTCATCTTTTTGCAATGTAACTGATACTGTGTTCATTGATACGGACTTGCAACTTTGCTATCGAGAAGATGGTACCTGGATCAACACGACGCTTTCAGGAAATTACGATGATATGTATCTGCAACACGGAAAGAATGATATTCATGTCTCAGATGGTTTTATGTTGAAGATCATACCGAATTGGAGGACGGCATTATGATAGATATCTATTCTCCAGGAAACGATAACTTTGATAAGAATGGAAATTGTACGTTATTTCCTACATCATGCATCGCTCATTTTGAGATCAATGGGGAATGGACCGTAACGATGATACATCCTCTAGACAAACGTTCAAATTTTATTGAAAGAGATGCGATCCTGCGTGTGCCTACACCGTATGGAGAGCTTTTGTATCAAATAAAGAAATATGACAAATCTGATTATGATATACAGGTGACTGCATATCCAATCTTTCTAAGAGCCAAAGGATTGGCTCCTTTTTTATGGGACCGTAGAGCGGTCAATTGCAATGGGCAGCAAGCTTTGGATATTATCCTGGAAGGGTCTGGTTTTTCAGGAGAATCCAACATACAGAAGATATCAACCGCTTATTTTGAACAGATGAATGTGATCCAGGCAATTAATGGTGATGTGGATAATTCGTTCATCAATCGATGGGGCGGTGAAATTGCATGGTTAAACAATAAGATTCTTGTCAATGACAGGCTTGGACAGGATGATCGATTTAGAGCCGAATTTGGATACAATTTAAATGGTGTTAAAGAAACTTTCGATGAATCGGAAGTCATCACACGTATTTATCCAAAAGCATATAACGGTCATATGCTGCCAAATAACGAATCGATTGACAGCTCGATCATCAACCAATATTCAGAACCACATCCACAGATTATTGAATACTCGAATATCAAATTGAGAGCAGATGCATCCGATGGAGATGAAGAAAATGGTGACATCATATGCGAAACATTGGAAGATCTATATGATGCCTTGCGCCAAGCAGCTCGCAATGATTTTGACAGTGGATGTGATTTACCAAAGATTACATATGAGGTATCTTTGGTCGATCTTTCTAGAATGGATTCATATAAACAATTCAAGGACCTAGTATCCATCATTCTAGGTGATTCAGGAAAGATTCGTCATAAAAAGATGAATATCGAAACAAATCAGAGGGTCATCTCTTTGGAGTATGACTGCATCTTGGAAAAAATAGACAGCATGACATTAGGAAGCGATACCGCTTCCTTTTTTGATAAGGTCGGAACAGCAACCAGTTCGATTGAAAAAGTTGTTGATGTCAAAAACAATACGATCATCGCAGAAAAGATACAGGGAATTATCAATGCAGCCAAAGCCAATTTGAAAGCTCAAAAAGACGTGGCACATAAACAGGATGTAAGAGCCATGTTGTTTGAAGATCTTGATCCGGATAGTCCTACATATGGAGCTATGTGCGCAGGAACACAGGGAATCCAGATATCAAAGAAGAGAAATGAAACCAATACGGATTGGGTATGGGGGACTGCCATTGATTTTGAATCTGTTATAGCAGATTACATCATTACCGGTATTCTTTCGGATAAAACAGGAAATTTTTATCTGAATTTGGATACTGGTGAATTGGTCATGAATGATGGAACGTTCAAGGGAAATCTTGATACAAATAAATCCATCAAGATTGGAGAGTATCTGATTCTCGCAAATAAAATGAAAAATTACGGAGAAGGTAATCAAGGAATCATTTATGTTGGGGAAGATCATTCTGATACGTATATTTTGATGCGCGAAGCAATTGGTTTTCCAACACCTGGCCAAACGCAAAAACGTATATCACTGATTTCTGGAGATGCTTCTGTATCGGTTATTGACGATTCAGAGACTGGAAAAAGTGTAGAGGTTTATGTAGGTGACACATCATTATGGGTAAAAAACGATGGTATTTACGTTAATGGTTCAAAAGGAATCAGTGGAACTGTTCGAGTAAAAAATTCATTGACCACAGTGAACGGATTGGTTACAGGAGCTAGCTGATGGCTCAGTCATTTCAAATATTTCATGACACATATATAGGAACTGGTCATGATGTAGATGGATATTATGGTGCTCAATGTTGGGATGGATATGCATTCTATGACCAATGGCTAGGATACACTCCAATCCATTGTACTGTGACAGGTGGAGCCCGTGACCTTTGGGAGCAAAGAAATACTAATGGGATGTTGAATAACCACGATATCGTCACGGGACAACTACAGAACGGTGATATCGGAGTATGGGGCGCTGACCAAGGCGGAGGGTATGGCCATGTTGCTATGTACTACAATGGTGGTTGGATGGGACAGAATCAGGGAGGTGCCTCTTATCCTGGTGGTGGAGCAGTCTTTTCTGACTTATATAATTATCTTCCTTCTCCAATGGGTGTTTTCAGGCCAAAGTGTTACTCGGGTGGTTCTGGTGGAACTAAAAAAGTGTTAGAGCTCGATTTAAAGAATGGTATTGTGGTTGGAGCAAGATGGATAGATGTTGAAATATAGGAGGTCAAATGAAAGAAATATTATTAAATACAAAAGGACCTACACAAACAATCGATGTCATGCAGTTTGACACTGGACGAATGCTTGAATTTGTCTTGGATGAGGACGTATCTGACAAGATTGTTAAATATGTAATTCGTTTACCAAACGGTAATTTACTCAAAAGTATATGCCAGGTAGAAGGGAATTATGTCAGTTTCCTTTTGCCTGAAAATGCGACTCAGCAGGTTGCAACATTACCTGCGCAGCTGATCGTTAATAATCAGGCTACTTCTGATTATGAAGACCTGTATCTTTGGAAGCAGCAGGTAGAAGCAGGGAACACGGTGGTTCTTGTTTCTACAGAGAACAATAAAGCTACTGGAGCTAACGTTTTGGAAGAGAATGTGGTTCCTTCCGAGATTGGTTCTTTTCCTTTTTACATTCGTGTTAATAAAGGAGTACGAGAAGGCTCCGGTGACATGTATGAAACAGCTGTTGAAGAAATGCGTCAGATGATGGTGCAGATGCAGGAAAACCTAGATCAGATTAATTCAGACGTAGATGGTAAAATGGCCATCTGCGATGAAAAGATCGATGCCTGTACGATTGCCGCCGCCAATGCGAATGCCAAAGCATTGATCGCTCAGGATGCAGCGGATGATTGTGCAACAGCTACAGAGGCATGCAACACTGCCACATCGGCATGTACTACAGCTACACAAGAGGCACAGTACATCATCGATTCCTGGGAAGGTGTGGATGTGAATGGTCTTCAGCAAGAGATCGATCAGATTAAATCAGGTGAATCAAATGTGCTTGTCGAAGTAGCAGAATCGACAGAAACAACAGAATAAAAAAGAAAGGAGGGCTCTGAATGTTTCCGATTAAATCAAGCGGTACACAGAAGAATATCGTTCGTGTGGAAGACTTCAAAATGATGAACGTAGATCTTGGTTCGATCCCAACCTTAAAGCCAAATGAGGCAACATCGAACATTGATGTAGATCTAACCAGTACGATTGGTGCAGGATACCGGATCATAAGCTGTCATATGGGATTTATGAACGTTCCCTATGCACGTGTCATTTCTATGATCCCTAACGGGGATCTTGGAATTCGATACAGGGTATTGAATGACTATACAGAAAATCTTAGCGATATTCATGTATATGCTTCTATATTAGCTGTAAAAATAACCGGGGGGGGGGCTTAGCCTAAGCTCACTTTTTCAAAGCCTTCTTTTCAAGAGTAAAGGAGGCTTTTTAAATGCTTAATACCAAATCAAATGGAACGCAGAAAGTATTGGTCGAACGAGAGAACGTTATCGGCAATGGTCGAACGGTATCCGGTACCATTGTGGATCTTCAGTTCGTGACTGCCGGTCCCTGGGCACAGTTAAGATGCTCTGGATATCTAAAATCCGCATTGGCTTCAGGAACCGATACACGAATCAATAAGATCACAGGACTGCATCCTGCCTATTCTTTTTATAAGGATCTTCTTAGAAACGATGGAAGCAGGATGACGTTAAAAATCAATACGGATGGCGAGATCTTCTTGAACCCTCAGAGCAAATTGGAACAGGGAGCGTCGATCAATTTTACAGAAGTGTTCTATAACGGCAATGAAGAATAGGAGGACCTATGGAAAAATTATTTTTAATTGACGGGACCAGCTACGATCTGAAAATGGCTGGATTTTATTTTACAAGCAATGAAGAAGACAAGGTAGGTTTTGAGATCGTAACCGATAAAACGATCGAAGAGCTGGAAACTGTCTTCTCAAATACTGAAAACACAAAAACATTGACAGTCAAACGTAATGATTTGACTTTGAAAACATATGAAGGATATACGATCCTGGGAGACCAGTTCGAAGTCACAAAGGAGTATCGAGAAGGGTTGAACCTGATCAAATTATTCATGCAGATGCCTGAACTGGAGTATGAAAATTTGCCTGAAACGAAACTGGCAATCAGCTATGCAGTTCAGCTGATGTCGAATGAGCAGGCATTGACTTGTAAGTCTGTATTCCCTAAATGGGAAAGTTTCATTAATGGCGAAATGGAAAAAGATACTCGATTCACGTATTCAGGTGAATTGTATATCTCTAACCAGGATATTCCTACTGTTATTGAAAATCAGTATCCATCTATAGACACTGCTGCTATTTATAGACGAATCGATGAAGAACATGCAGGGACTCTAGAAGATCCAATCCCTTATTCTCAGATGATGGCGGTTGAAGAAGGTAAATATTACATCGAAGATGAAATTATCTATAAATGTATTCGATCAAGTGGACAACCTTTATATGCATCATGTGCTAGTCTAGTAAGTAATTATTTTGAAGTAGCTAAATCTGAGTAGTTGGTGGTTATCATGAATGATATTGAACTGATTCGAGGAGACACCTTGATTCTAGATCTGTCTATCACAGATATGGATGGAGAGGCATATGAACTTCAACCGGATGATGAATGCCTATTCACTGTCAAAAAAAATGTATATAAAAAAGACCCTGTGATCCAGAAGAGAATTACAGGGTCCAGCTTTCAAATCGAACCAAAGGATACAGAAAGTCTTAGTTTTGGAAGTTATGTGTATGACGTGCAGTTGACTCTTGTATCCGGTGAAGTCCATACGATCATACCTCCATCTGCTTTCAAGGTGTTGGAAGAGGTGACATGGTGATGAAGTTAAATGGAATTATAAATATTCAAAGGCAGTCTCTTTCAGGGAACCTTGAAAAAACAAAGCAGAATCGAAACTACAGTGATTTGTTGAATAAGCCGAGAATCAATGATGTGGAGCTTGTAGACAATAAGACAGCTGAAGAATTGGGGCTGCAGGAAGAAATGGTCGAGATGACAGCGCAGGATATTGATGAGGTCCTGTTTGGAAAGGAAGGAATGATGCAATCATGGCTCAGAAAAAATATCTAGGAGAAACGACCGTCACTTATTTGATGGCCAAGATAAAATCTTTGTTTGTCGCAAAGGAAGCAGGCAAAGGATTATCAACAAACGATTTTACAAATCAAGATAAATCCAAACTGGATGGATTACAAAATTACACGTTGCCAAAGGCTGGATCTGAAACTTTAGGAGGTATCATGGTCGGTGCTGGATTGACCATTGATGGAGAAGGACATTTAAGTGCTACTGGTGGTGGAGAAGCCGATTCTGTAAACTGGGAAAATGTCGTTGGAAAACCTACAGCAGTTTCGGAATTTGAAAACGATTCAGGTTATCAAACAGCATCAGATGTTGAATCAAAAATCATTGGTAAAGGTTATCAAACATCCGCTCAAGTTGACGAAAAATTAACAGCGTATGCTAAAAAATCAGATATCGCATCCGCTTTGAAATATAAAGGATCAAAGAATACTTATTCTGAATTACCTTCCAGTGACCAAAGCGTTGGTGATGTATGGAATGTCGTTCAGGCAGATTCCTCTCACAATATCAAAGCAGGGGACAACGTGGCATGGAATGGTTCCTCGTGGGATGTACTGTCTGGAACAGTCGATTTATCAGGATATGTGCAGGATTCAGATCTTGTAGAGATAACTACAGGAGAAATCGATAGCATTATCGAAAGCCTTGCATGATAAAGGAAGTGATGATTTATGATCACTTTTTTGTCGAAAGAAAAATTAAACTATGCTTTTACAAAACTATATGCAAAGATAAAAAATAATTTTGCACTAAAAAGTCATACACATACTAAATCACAGATCAGTGATTTTTCACATACGCATACAAAAAGCCAGATTTCTGACTTTCCTTCAAGCCTTCCAGCAAATGGAGGGAACGCAGCTACAGTTAATGGGCATACAGTAGAAACTAATGTTCCATCAAATGCCAAATTTACCGATACGACATATGGTGTTGTTAGCACAACAGCCAATGGTCTTTGTCCAAAGCGTGGCGGATCGACTACAAAGTATCTAAGAGACGATGGAACATGGGCAACACCGCCAAATACAACATATGGTGTTGCTACTCAATCATCTAATGGATTGTTATCCGCTGCGGATAAGAAGCTACTGGATGAACTGGTTGCCTGGAAGACAAAAGTCGAAAATGGTGAATCAAATGTTCTGGTTGAAAACTAAGAAGGAGGGTAAACATGAAACCTATCAAATCAAATGGAGTGACTGTCAATTTAATTGAACAGGATGATATCGGACCGGTCGGCGGAAGATCGGGGGGGGGGGCACTCACTGAGATAAATGCCAACTTCAATGATTATGGATCATACGTTATAAAATCAGGAAAGACAGTGCAGCTTGTTCTGAATATGTCCATCAAGGATGGGCAGAGTGCTATAGGAGCTTCTGTCCTGGGAATCATCCCATCAGGATATAGACCACTTGCAAGTTTTCAGCAAATGGTCACGACAAACCAGGTCAGCACGAATCCGATCTGGCTGGAATTTGGTACAGATGGCTCGATCAAATTTCAAGGCGGTACGATCCAGTATCAGGATGGCAGAGGTTTTAGACAAACGATCACTTTCTTAACGAATGAATAGGAGGAAATAAGCAATGAGAAACCAAATTAGAAAAATGTTCTGGGGGGGGGGTTAGAAAAATCGATTTCTAACCTTCAGGAGGTGCATCAATATGTATAGCACCAAAGTATTAGGAGCGATTCATAAACTGGCTGAAGAAACAGATATTGGTGGAGGTTCTTCTGTATTGATAACTTCACCAAGATACTTTTTTGGTCAGTGGTTTGATCCACAGAACATCGTAAATAGATATCGTTATTACCGCATCACGTTTGAATTTCAAAGCTCACGTATCGAAAAAAGCATCGATACGTTCAATAACGAGGATGTAGTGCATAACGTGTCCTTTGTTACGTATAACACAACGGATCAGGGGAATCGCATCATATGTCTATCGTTTGGATTCCAGGGAAGATATTGCGTTTGTAAATCGGCAAGAATGAAACTGAACGATGACGAATGGACAGACATCGATCCGAACTCAATCTATATGGTCAAACTGATTGGTTCAAATTATCCAATTTAAAAGGCGGCATTGTCGTCTTTTTTTAGTCCTGGAAAGACTGTAAAAAAACTTATCCTAGAAAGCGTGAGGGTATGAAACGCATGAAAGTATTTGATTTTATGGACGCATATAATTCACTTTTAGGAGCGATTATTGCATTCTTAACGATGATTTTCGGTGAACATTGGTTTTTGTTCGCTTTTTTCTTGGTTCTAAACGTCATCGACTGGATCACTGGTTGGATGAAATCAAGAATGGCCGGGAAAGAAAATAGCGTAAAAGGATGGCAAGGAGTTCTAAAAAAATTAGGCTATTGGCTGATGATAGCCTTTGGATTTGGCATTGCAGCTTGTTTGATTGAAGTGGGGTCTACGATTGGGGTTGATCTTCAGATTACAACGGTTCTTGGTTGGTTTGTTTTAGCTTCATTAATTGTTAATGAAGCACGTTCCATTGTCGAGAACTTTGTCGAAGCTGGATTCAATGTACCAATGATTTTGCAGAATGGTTTAGAAGTTGCGGACAAATTGATCAACAAAGAAGAAAGTCATGATCAGGAAAATCGGGAATAGGAGGACAATATGAAATCAGTTAAAAGTAATGGGACAGAAGTGAATCTCCTAACATCGAAAGATGTTGGGGGGTTCAAAGTTATTAAATGACCCAATAACAAGTAGTACCGAAGTCTATACTACAACTAATTTTGGTAGCAATTTATCAAATGGAGTGAGCATAAAAGAATCTGGATTATATTTTTGTAAAGTAAAGTTCACTTGGCAAGATACTTCTTCGGCAAAAATAGAAGACTCAAATCAAGCTCAGTTTCACTTGATAGCAGGATCAACATTAGTTGCCATTACAAATGCAAAAGTATCAAGTTCAATGTTTGCTCAAACGTTGTGTGGTATTGCAAAACTAAATGTTGGAGAAAAGGTTTGTGCATATGTGCATACAAACACTCCTGGATGTAAATTAAACATCACATACGAAACAATTAAATTACGAGGAGATAACTAGATTTATCTCCTCTTTTTTTATAAAAAGAGGTGATTTTATGCAACCAAATAAAACATATGTCGCAAGTGATGGATATGAATATTTCATGTGTCCTATGACCGAGTTTAAGATTACGCAGGTAGAAAATGTTGGAACACACTTAGGGACATATGCAGTCGATTTTGCAAGTGGTACTGCAGGATATAGAGCGCCTTATTATGCACCTGCTACAGTAAAATGTATTAAAACCATTCCAAGCTACGGAGAAGCCACTTGGCAGACTGTTAACAAGGTGCATTGCCCTAATGGATACTTTGGTATCGTTACCTTTGAAACAGTCCATGACAACACCTTTAATGCGTATGTAGGCATGGTTATTAAACAAGGTCAACAGTTAGGAAATATGGGTGATGCAGGTAGAGCAAGTGGTGTTCATTTGCATATCGAATTCACGCAGTCTGCTAACAGTTCTATGGGTTACAATTCCTATGGTGTTTATACGTTCAATGCAGTTGAAAGTTATGTTGACGATACTATGTTTGTTGACAACACAAACATTATCGATGGAAAAGCTGGCAATTGGAGAAAGACTAGCTCATCAAGTTCAGGAAGCAGTTCTTTTGATGTTTCACAGTTGATTCAGGAAGATGGTATTGCTACCATGACTGTAGATGCAGTACAAGCAAGATTGAACAGTCCTACTGGTACTGTTGTTCGTAAGTATAACACTGGAGATGAAATTCGATACTATTGGAAATGGGTAGGAAACGGACATAGATATATTGTTTGGAAAGAGGGAAGCAATTATATCTTGTTGGCAGTATCAGGAACAGAGAAACAAGGTGAAGAACCTTGGGCAACCTTTAGAGCACCTGATGAAACTCCATCAGAACCTGAAGAACCTGAAACACCTGAAACTCCTGAAGAACCTGCCAAAGAATTTCCTGATAGCGTAAAATATAAAGGTATAGATATTTCACAGTGGAATGGTGATGTTGACGTATCCGGTCAGGAGTTCGTGATCATACGTGCTGCATTTGGTACGAATACGGATGAAACATTTTTGAACAATGTAGAGAAATGTAGAAAAGCAAACATTCCTTTTGGTGTTTATCTTTATGACTATGCACTGAATGATGACCAGGCACTTGAACAGCCAATATATCTGTATAATCTATTGAAAGAACATGATATTGTTCCTGATTTAGGTGTTTGGTTTGACATGGAAGATGCTGATCATTACAAGAGCAAGAATGGAGTTCTGAATAAAGAACGCTGTACAAAGAACTGCAAAATATTCTGCGACTATTTCAAAGAACGTGGATATTATACAGGTATCTATTCGTCTACTTCCTGGTTTGATGCATATATTGAAGATCTTGGATATCCTAAATGGATTGCAGACTGGGGACCTGTTGACAATGGAACATGCCAGGGAGATTTCTCAAATCAAGGAGTCATGCATCAATATACTTCGATTCCTTTGGATAAGGATGTAATGTATGTTGAAATGGATGTTATGAAGTCTAATCCTATCGAAGTAGAGGAACCGGAAGACAAACCAGAAGTACCAGCATTCCCTGAGCTGGATGTTGATGCAATCAATTCATTCTATCGCAATTGGGCTAAAATAGCCGAACGTATTTTAGGTTAG